ACTTATGATGAAAATATAATTCCATTATTTTTTGAAATCAAAAAACGAATTGAAGAAAAAGAGAAGTTATCATCATTTAAACATGAAACATTTTTATATGACTTTATTTCATTTATTCCCAAAGATGGATTTATCCATAAACATACCGATCCAAATGAGTTTCAAAATAACCTGCTCCATACTAGGTTTAATGTTTTTATAACTGTTCCACCAAACGACACTACGTACTATAATGGACATGTTGTTGACGCTGTTGAATGTTGTTACGTGTTGTGTCGGTCTGGAATAGATGTGCATTGGACCGATGTTAATACGAGTGATATTCCAAGAATAACATTATCATTTGGATATGTACTTCCAGCAGAAAAGATTGATGAACTTACAAGCGATCAAACCATTGGAATATATACTCAGTATTATCCATTGGTAACATGTTATAATAAAGTAAAGTATATTCCATTAATTTTAAATAATAACCTAAATAGTTTCTTATCAAGTGTCGAAGAGTGTGGACAAAAAGGTAATTGTATATATACTATTTCAAATCTTATGACAGAAAAACAGTGTGACTGTCTAGTTGATTATATTAAAAATAATTCTTCTATATATAATAGAAATGCTGTTGGAAATTATAACAGTGTAGAATGTGATTTTATATATGTTACAAAAACAATACCAGAGTTTGAGACTATAGATTCATTTTTATTTGAGTATACTAAGAAAATATTAGCAAAATTTCATGATATTCAACCAAGTTTTAAAGGTAAAAAAGATACCGGATTTACACTACGTAAAATATTTGGTGGAATTAAACTACACGATGACGGAATAACAGGAGGGTTTAGGGATTTTGTGCGTTCTTTATCTATTATTGTTGTTTTAAATGACGATTATGATGGTGGTATATTTAATTTTCCGAATCAGGAACTTAAACTACGAGTGAAAAAGGGGGAAGCTATATTGTTTCCGCCGTACTGGACGCATCCATATTCAGTAAGCAGTGTTGGCGAAGGTCAAGCGCAATATACATTTAACACTTGTATTTTTGAAAATTTTATTAACTGATTATTTTTGTAATAATTAAATATAGTTATTTAGTTATTTACAATTATTGAAGATTCAAAAACGATATAAATGTATATATATAATAATAATAATTATTAATATTTTTAAATATTTCAACGAATATGATTGGACTAGGATGGGCATCATTGTTAACTGCAATGATTGAAAAATATGAAAAAGAGTTAAATAGTCAAAATCAAAATAGTGAAAAATATTCACAACCTTACATTAGTTTTAAATAATTAACTAATTATATGAAAAACAAAATATATAAAAAGAAATCATGTATAATATTTATAATATATTTTTGTATTTTATAAATAGAACAATGTATAATATGCAAAATATGGAAGAATATAGTGAAAGTGTTACACATTGTAACAACGATGATAATGTTAACACACAGTCATCATCGCAAAGACCATTTACCGAGTCATTAAAAATGTTGAGAGATAACATTGAAGCACTTTCAACCTTTCATCAAATTGAGATTTTGCGTATTCTTTATAAAAATAATATTACATTTAGCGAAAATAAAAATGGTATTTTTTTAAATTTGTCATATGTCAATTTAGACGTAATTCACAAAATGAGTGAATATGTTACGTTTGTTCAGAATCAAGAAAATCAAATGTGTGAATTCGAAAAAAAAAAAATGACGCTTTCAAATCAATATTTTAAATAATATTAAAGAGTTTTGTAGAGTTGTTAGTATTGTGTTACTATACAATTTAATAAATGAAATCAGAGTTGGAAGAAACGATTGATTTACTTCAAGAATATGTCATCCGGTTGCAAGCAACAACGCCGATAACACCAGTAGTTTCTTTGTTAAACCCGGTTATAAAGGTGGAAACAAATGAAACGCTTCAAGTAAATAAGAAACAAATTAGTGAAGAGAAAAAATATAAACAAGAACATAATGAAAAATCTTATTTATTTTATGTTACGAGAGATAAGGATAAACTATTTTGGACATTTTACATTATGTTAAATGGTGAAGATGCATACAAATATTTAAAAACAAAATTTGTTACAGAAAAAGAAATAAAGATTGGTGCGGTTGAAAAAATGCGGAAAATGCCAAATGTTTTTAAACAACACAAGTTGAATAAAGTCAGAATTGAAAATGAGTTGTCTGGTGACAATCCGCTGACATTAGAAGGATTTTATGGACTTTGTATTATTTATAACATTTCTGCAATTTTTATGAAAAAGAATTGTTACTGTGAGCTTTACGGAGTAGGAGATGGAGATTCATGCGTTACGCATTTGATTGAAGAAGTAGAAGGTGGATTGGGCATTCATGTATTTAAAACCAAAGAAGCATCGCTGGATTATGCAAAACAGGTTCGAGAATCAAAATGGAAAATGGAAAACGTTTTGACACCTATTAAATCCATTTCATCCTATACGCATGCAGACTTGCTTGAAATTTACAATAAAGTTACGTGTATGAACAATGTGAAATCTGGATCTACTGGATCTACTGGATCTACTGAATCATTTAAAGAGAAAAAAACAAAACAGTTTTTATATGACCGTATATGTGAAGTTTTGAATTGAATTATTTTCGGCCATATTTGCAGTATTGTCGCTGTGAAAATCCTCGAGGTCGTTTACAGTTGATACTTTTTTTATATTTTAATGACCATCGTTTTTTTGATTTTTTATTTTTATTTTTTCGACTACCTCCTAATAAATTGCATGTGTTGCACTGTTTTGTGCGGCCGCCACCTGACATCTTGACTTTTTTTGTTTTTTGTTTTTTAATAGACGTTTTAGCTATCTTGTCTCTTGCCTTGTCCACCATTTCAATCACTGCTTCATTTGAAATGGTTTGGTTACAATCTTTAACATATCCGTCAATATTTCGTTGCAGTGTTTTTATCTTGCGTTCACACGGAGTCAGTTTCGCATATTCTCGTTTTTTCCGCACATTTTCTTCTTTTTTCTCTGCTTCTTTTTGAACAAACTCTTTGGCGGTTTGTTCAAAGTATGCTTTAAGTGGAACCACCTTTTTTCCAACGGCGCGGTTTTGTTCAAATACTTCTTCATCTATTTTTGGGGGTTCGGCTGAGACACCATATCGCATTGCAATGAGGTCTGCCGTACTTTCTATAGGGTTTTTCTTTTTCTGAAAGTTTTCTGTTGGGACAATGCTGGGATCTACTAAAGTTGGTGCAATTCGTTTTTTAGGGTTTACTGACATTTTTAAGAGAGAAAGAGAGATACTTCTTATTATATAGTATATATTAGTAAGAACATATTTTAATAAAAAATAAAAAAAAATAAAAATGGAAGAAAAACAACATTTTTAATTTTATAATTAAATTATTATAAAATTGAACAATATAGAATTATCTAAATAAAGTATATAATATTAGACAATGTCTTCAGGAAAACGACGTGAAGAAGAAGAAAAAGGTAAAAAAATAACAACAAAATACAAGGATAAGGAGAAACAGAATGAAGAAAAATTAAAATTCGACACCATTGTAAAAACATATTTAGATGAAATTATAAAAGCAACAACAAGTGAGTCATCGTCGGCGTCGGCATTAAAGTTGGAACCAGAGTTGGAAGTTCGTTTTGGAACCATGAGACAATCCACACCTTTGACGAAAGACAATGTAACTAATGTAATTAAAAAACTAAAATCACTCCAGTTTCAACAATCTATCGAAGAATACAGTTTAAGAATATTTTTAAATGATTCTGATGTCCGTGTTCAAATAGACGGTTTTTCAAATATACAAAATTTCTGTATTGATAACTCAATTTCGGATAAAAATGCGATAATGGCGATCAAGCGAAACATGGAGCATAAAGTGATTCGCGAAGATGGGTCTGAGTTTACATCCGATGTTCGCCCTGTTGATAATACCGATTTTGATTTTAGGATATCGCTTCAAACTGAACGAGAAATTGGGAAAGATGAACGCGAACAAATTGTTGCAAACTGGAAAACCGTCGGTAAAAATTTCAGATATATTCGAAGAACTGCATTTACGCATCCAGACTATCCGGTTCGAATTGATATAAGTGTTGTAAAAGATACATTTACGCCATCGAGAAAATCATATGGTAATTTTAAATCGGCGAATGTGATGCGAGGCGAAGACAAGTATGAAGTGGAAATTGAGGTAGTGAATTCAGAAGTAGTAAATATGAAGTCGCAATCACAGTCACCATCACTATTAGAATCATTATTGAAAGGGCTGAGAGAATGCATTAAAACCATTTTATCAGGAATACAATCTAGTAATTTTCCAATTTCGAATGATGAAATGCGCCAAGTTCAAGATGAGTATTCGAAACTGATTTATGGGGGAGATATTCGACCACTTTCCCGAATTGCATTTATTGGTCCGGCATCCGTAACACTTCAAATTAAAAACATTGCACCTGCAGGACTATACAAAATGCCGAGTATTCGTAAAAATTATTCTGTCACAGACAAGGCTGACGGTTTACGAAAACTATTGTTCATTTCAAGTAGCGGTAAAATGTATTTGATTGATCCGCTTTTAAATATTCAGTTTACTGGATTGGTCGTTGACATTAAAGCGTTTCACAACACGCTTCTAGACGGAGAACACGTTTTGCATGATAAAGATGGCGCATTTATCAACTTGTACTTGGCATTTGATATTTACTTTTTGAAAGGTGAGAGTGTACGTGAACGGAGTTTTTATACGACTAGTAAAGAGCACGCGGACAAGTCCCGCCATTCTGAAATGTTGAAATATATTGCAAACATGGATGCGAAGCCGGTTTTAAAAAGTGTGAAAAGTCCGCTGATAGTTCAACCTAAACGGTTTTACTTTGATGATGGAGAAGGCATCGCAAGTATAGGTTCTATATTTGAAGCAAAGAGTGGCGAAGAAAATGCATCGGAAAGAATCTTTGCTTTATGCAAGCAGTGCTTGGAAAGTGAATACAAATATGTAACAGATGGTTTAATTTTTACACCATGTAATACAGGAGTGGGCGGCACTACGCCGGGTCAAGTTGGTCCGCTTGATCGGAAATTTACATGGTCACTTTCGTTTAAATGGAAACCGCCTCAATATAATACGGTTGACTTTCTTGTGAATACGGTAAAAGATGATAAAACCAATCGAGATAAAGTAATTGAAAAAATAGACGGCGGTTCTATAAGTGGAATCAACATGCTATCAAATAGACAAGTAGATTCATATAAAGAACTAGTGTTAAAAGTTGGTTTTGATCCGTCAAATCGGTCGAATAAAATCATTCCGAATGCATGCGCTATGATTTATGAAGGTACAATTGATAAAATTGCCGGCGGTTCAGGTGAATATAAACCGATCCAGTTTCTACCTTCAAATCCGTATGATGTGAGTGCTGGGTTGTGTTTAATGAAATTGAATTCAGATGGCGATATGGTAACGGAAGAAGGTGCAGAAGTGTTTGAAGATTTGACGATTGTAGAATTCAAATATGATAAGCCGGAGAAAAGATGGATTCCGTTGCGTATTCGATATGACAAGACAGCGGATTTGCGAAAAAATGGTAAAAATTTTGGAAATGATTATAAGACGGCAGACAGTGTTTGGTATTCGATACACTATCCAGTTACGGAAGATATTATAAAGGGTGTGGATAAAAATATAAATTATGATGAGACAAGTGCCGAAGGCGATGTAGGAAGTACTTCTATTTCAGAAGTGTATTATAAATCGAGTAGTAGTAATATAGAAAAAGTTACAGAGGGACTACGTGACTTTCACAACAAGTTTGTTAAAGCGGCGCTGATTTATGAAATGAGTAAGACAGGAGACACGCTGATTGATTTTGCAGTTGGAAAAGCAGGCGATTTGCACAAGTGGAAAGAGTCAGGATTATCATTCGTTTATGGAATTGATATTTCGAGAGATAATATTGAAAATCCGGCAAACGGAGCATGTACACGATACGTGAATTTTGCGAGAGAAAATGCTAAAAAAATGGAAGCCATGTTTGTAGTTGGAAATACAAGCAGAAACATAAAAGATGGTTCGGCATTTTCAGGCTCGAGTCAACTTACACGCGAAATATCAAATTCAGTATTTGGAAAAGGTAGTGTGGATAGTTTAAAAAAATTGGGTTTAAATGGTGTAGTTGAAAATTATGGAAAGGGAGAATCCGGGTTTGACATTTCATCAATACAGTTTGCAGTGCATTACATGTTTCAAAATGAAGACACATTGAACGGATTTTTAAGAAATGTATGCGAGTGTACAAAGGTTGGTGGAGTATTTATTGGAACTACATTTAATGGAAAAAAAGTGTTTGACCTACTCAAACGAAATGGTGTAAAGAAAAATGAAAGTTTTATATTATTCAAAGGGGGTCAACCAGAAGCATCAAAAAAAATAATTGAAATTGTGAAAAAATATGACGACGATTTGCGATTTCCTCCAGATGAATTTAGTTTAGGCTATGAAATCCAAGTGTGGCAGGAATCGATTGGAAACTATATTTCAGAGTACCTGGTGAATTTTGAATACCTTGACGGTATGATGTCGAAGTATGGGTTTGAACCGCATCATTTGGACAAGGGTGATATTTTCAGAAAGAGTCGCGCATCGTTTGAAGAGCTGTTTAGAATCATGCGCGAATATCATTCGTCAAATACACTGTATTCAAAAGCGCTTGGCATGTCGAACGAAGAAAAGACGCTGTCCTTTTTGAATGATTATTTCATCTATAAAAAAGTGAGAGATGTAGACTGTAGTAGTTTGAGACACACGGTGGTTGTGCCGAAAACAGAAAAACAGAAAACATTTGCCATTCACGATAAACAGGGGTTAAATCATACACGTCTTGTAGACATTTTGACAGACCATAAATGGAAACAAGTCGATATTAAAACACCAAATGCCGACTTTGCATGGGTTGGTGCAACTGTTGGCGGCGACTTTCTACGTTATGAAGACAGCATATATGAAATCAAAACAACACTGAAGAATTTACTGAAAGGTAACGGTGTAAAAGGGTTTAGTACATCTGATCCTGACTATCCGTATACAAAGAATGTTATTACAGACAAGGCGCAGCTTTACATGGAAATGAGTAAAAAATGTCCTGAAATTTGTAAAAAATATATGGCGGAATCATGGTTGTTAAGTGATGAAAAACGTCTAGCGGAATATAGTGAAGAGAATGATGGGGTACTTATTATTAAACCACTTGGAGTTGGTGCAGGCGGAGGTGAAGGAATTGTATATGTAACAAATAAAGAAGAAATGTCAGAGTTTGCAAATGTTGTTAAGAAACGAAATAAGTCAAAAGATAAAGGATTAAAAGACTATTTGGTTTCAAAGTATATTCGAAATCCAATGTTGATTGAAGGAAAAAAGTTTCATTTACGCATGTATTTTATGGTTTGTATGAGGGCCAATCATAAGTCGGACTGGTTTTTGTTTGAAGAAGGTAAAATTATTACTGCGGAACTACCATACAAGGATGCTGACTACATGAACAAAAAAATACATGATACGCATTTCAAGTCCACCAAAAAGAATCGATTGTTTCCAGAATCGAGAGAACTGGGAATAAGTGATAAGGATGCTAAAAGCATTATGCAACAAATGCGCGAAGTCTTGCGATGTGCATATGACGTTTATAAACCACATATTGCAAGCACGCGCGACTCAAAATATGGGTTTGAAGTTTTTGGTTGTGACTTTATAGTTACAAGTGATGTTGGCGTAAAATTGTTGGAAATTAATGCGCGACATGATTATGGTGTCAACGATATGAAAAAAGAAGCACCAGAAGTATATGAGCGTTTTTGCAGTGATTTTTGGGACTGGATATACAAACATGCTGTGGAACCAGTATTTAGTGTTGATTTTGAGGGAGAAGAAAAATATGAATCAGAACATGATCGTGTTGTATCGATTATTGAAAAAGGGTTTCCGTTTGTTTCTAGATATTGGACAAAGGATGATGTGCAGTCAGCATTTGAGCTAATTAAAAACAAAGTAGCAGATGTTTCAATTGCAACGCTTAAAAAAGAAAATTATATACAAAATACGCCATATAATATTTTGACTGGTAAAAAAGAAACCGAAGAAGTTAATAAATTTATAAGAGAATATATTGGCGTAAGTGATAATTTGAAACTGAATTTGACAAAAGATGGTGATAAAGATGTGAGTTATCTCATGTTACAATTTGATAAAAGCAAGGGTGAATTTGTTTCGATTAAATCGCCTGATGAAGTTGTATTAGATAAAGACTATTTGCTTGTGGATTATTTCACAGAACCTTCAAAAATTATGGTAAGAATGGCTAAAGGCGAACCATCACTTGAAGAACATTTTACGAAAGGAACGCTGGTAGAAAAGGCAGTTCGTGCATTGCGACGCAAGTCACTGGAAGTGACAGATGAGAATTTGCATAAAATGATTACAAATCAGGAAACGGATAGTAGTGGTGGTCAAGCGAATAGTATGAAATTCTCATCGATTGATGGAAAAGAAAAGCGGGTGTATTTGGCAAGTGCAGAAAATACGTTTGTCTACATTATTATCTGGAAAATGCTGTTTCCATTGCTTGAAGATTTATCAAGTTTGAAAATTTTAGACGGAGCAGGAGGATATGGTAGTCGTTTGATGGCGGCAATTATATTGAATGCAACGTATATTGGAGTAGAGCCGAATCCACTTTCAACACCTGGATTTCAAAAAATGATTGAAATGTTTGGTTCTTCAGAAAAGCAGAAAATGTTGGAAGATGGTCTTCCAAATGCAGTTGGAGTTGATAAATTGCCACCGGGATGGGCAGATGTTGTTATGTTTAGCCCTCCGATGTGGGGAAAAGAAGTATACAATGATGAAACAGTAGAAAAACAGTCAACTAATATGTTTAGTAATGAAAAAATGTGGTTAAACGATTTCTTGTATGCATCAATTGAAGTGTTATGGAGTCGACTTCGTGTTGGCGGGTACATTGTGTTTCAAAGTGTTCGTTATGACTATATTGGAGAGTATATGACGAGAGAACACATGAACAAAAGAAAAGATGGTACTTTTAAAGGAATAATATCACGCGTAACAACTTCTGGACGATACAAGCCGAATTGGGTTTGGCAAAAGGTAAATCCCTTTTCAGAACGACAGTTAACACCAGAAGAAGCAACGGGTCAACAAGAAGAAGCAACGGGTCAACAAGAAGAAGCAACGGGTCAACAAGAAGAAGCAATGGGTGAACAAGAAGAAGCAATGGGTGAACAAGAAGAAGCAATGGGTGAACAAGAAGAAGCAACAAAAAAAGGTGAAAAAGTTCCAAGTAGAAAAATTATATTTGTAAAAAGAAAAACATTAAAAAAAACACATCCTGATGACAAATAAGTAAATAAAGTTTAAAAGTTTAATGACAAATAATTAAAATATAAAAGAATATAGATATTACATACTAGTATAAAGTAAAATAAATTTTATATTAGTATGAGTATTTTTTTATTACCAAAAATAATACATACTATATGCGATATTGATGAAAATGATGATGATATAGAATTTAAAATGTCAACAAATAATCCAGGCATCATGATATCTCATTCACTTTATAATTCATTATGCCAGGCAAAAATTAAAATAGAAGAGAATGAAATTTTATGGGATAATTATAAAAAGATAATGAATCCTTATGAATTTATTCATACTATAATTCCGGGATATAAAACACAAGTCAGTAAAATGACACCACTATCACGTTCTTTTTATAAAATGATAGAAATATCTACTATTTTTAATTTATGTCACAAAGATGTAAATGAAAATAATATAGATTTTAATGAAAATATAAGTAGTTTACTTGACGACTATATTCATAATTTATCACCATCACAAAC